GTCCTGCTGCAATAATCATTTTACATTGTTCGGGTGTAAAAATTGGTGTAGTAGTTTCTACTATATAAGATTTCCATCGTGGTTCTGTCATCATATTAATATCCGTATTCTATCCATCCTGTTATTATATATTTGTCATTTGATAGAGGTGGGTTGCCTCTATGAATGTGTGTAAATTGTGAAGGCCATACTAGCAATGTATTTTTTTCTGGTTTGAACCTACACTTTTGATATAAAAATTCTGTTTCTCCACCTTCTGTTACATCATTTAGATATACCATAAAAGCTAGTATTCTATTTCTTGCTTTCATTTCTGCATTCTCACAATGCCAAGTATGATAACCTTCTCCAACTTTGGTTTTTTGAATTTTTACTTCTAGTATGTTGTGGGTAGCTAGTTTTTTTAAGTAAGAATATTTTTGAACATACAAAGGATATACCTCTTTAAAAAATAAATCTATAAAAGGTTTGTTGTTATAAGTCATTGCAACATTAGTATCTCTTATCGTGTCGATTGCATTATCAGATACTAACATTTCATCTTCTCGTCTAGGGTATACTGCACCTTGTTGTTCACATTTATTAAAATAATTTGTATAATCTTCTATCAATTGATCTGACATAAAGTTTTTAAATATACCTATATGATCATCTCGAATTAAATATTGTCTATCCATTATGTAGCTCCTCTGTTTCTAATGGGATCAAACTGTACATCACAGTTTGCAGCAAGTGTCCGTCTTGTCTCATTCGTTCCATTAAAAGGATAAACACAGTGTCTCATATCATATGGAAACACATAAAAATCTCTAAGGTTCATTGGTGGTTGGTAATCTATTTTTGCAAACTGACCATTAGCTGCACCTAATATTTGTAGTCTACCATTCTGTGGTATTTCAGCATTGGAATATTCTCTACCGTATGTTGAGGGTAGTTTTAAAATCATTACAGAAGATAAACCTGTAAACAACATACCTCTATGAATATGTGCTGGGTTGTATTCATGAGCTTTCATCTCATTAACCCAAATAGAATTTAAGTGAGTATCATAATCTCTAATTTTATTAAACGCTAGATAGTGTCTAAATATAGCCATAAAATAATCTGTTATATTTTGTGGTAACATATTATGATTTTTCATTTTAGATTGATCTTCACCATTATAGAAAAGACTATGTTCATTCTCAATCTTACCTACTAATTGTTTATTAGCAGGTGCAAGTCTATTAAAATTTTGTTCGTATATTTGATTAATCGCAGAAAAAATATCTAACGGTACCTGATACTTTAAAATGGATTGACCTAAAAATACAAAGTCAAAATCAAGTTTTTGGTTTTCCATTCTGTTCAATCTGTTCTCTTTCTTTGTAACTACTTTCTAGTTCACCAGATTTTCTAATTCTTTGTAGTGATTGTAACTGACCTAGAACATTAAACTTATCTGTATCAGAAGAATTCTCTGTTAGCTGTCTTGCTTTTTCAGCATACTGCCTACCATAAGATTCTAGTTGATGTTGGTTAACATCTTTATCATTAAATGTTCCATCATTAAATTCACCTTTTAATTTAGACCACATTTTAATTTCTCTCATTCTATGTTTTGCAACTTTTTCCATAGATGCTTTTCCAAATTTACATTCATCTAAATCTATTTGATATTTAGTTGCTTTGTATTCATCTTCTTCTTTGTCAATTTTACCTTCTAACCATTTAATCTTTGCGTCATTTCTTCTGTAATCAAAAGACAAATTCATTAAGTTATCTAAATATGATGATTGTTCTCTAACACACTGCCAATATTTTGCAGCTTTAGTTGGGTATCTATTATCTTGTAATACAGAAAACCTTGCTTCTGTTTCTGTTCGAAACATTTGTTTCTTGGTCCATGTATCACGAAGCTCGTCTACCATACCTTTAAAATCGGTAAGGTCTTGTTGCTCTAATAAATTATTTAAATGAGTTTCTTCTTTTTTTATAATATCTTTAACGTCTTTTTTTTCTGTCATATCTTTATCCTTTATAGTTGTCTCTTATATATACTATCTCAAATATATATCAACCCTTAACTAGTTGTAAATGTCTCTGTAACTTTACCATCACTATACCATGCTTCGGTTGCTGTTGTTGCTGGTGTACCACCAAAACATAAACCAGATGTATTCGTTCCAGCCCCTCCTGCTTTTTGATGCCCTGTATTCAGTGAATTTACATTTGCCCAATTAGTTCCATTCCAAGACTGAGCATTTGTATTTGTTTGGTTACTACCGGCACTTAAAGCAGCTGTGCTTGTTCCTATTCCCGCATTATTGTGAATAGCAAAAGTTAAATCATTAACTTCTGTCCAGTTAGTTCCATTCCAAGATTCTGTCTTTGTTTGTGATTCTGAACTTGGAGGACTTCTTCCTCCAAAACATAAAACTGCTGTATTATCTGCTCCTGCACCTGCTCCAAGATCTGTTGCAGTATTTAAATCGTTTACTTCTGTCCAGTTAGTTCCATTCCATAATTCTGTTATTGCTGAGTCAGCACTAGAAAATCTTCCGCCAAATGCTAAAGCTGATGTTGTAGTACCTGCTCCCATTAAGACTTGTCTAGCCTGGTTCAGATCGTTTACTTCAGTCCAACTTGTTCCATTCCATGTTTCAGTGTTAGCAGTATCTGGCCCTGGTGCAGTGTCACCACCAAAAACTAATGCAGCAGTATTACTAGCGCCACAGCCTGCTGCTCCATCTCTTCCTGTATTTGTATCATTTGAGTTTATCCAGTTAGTTCCATTATAAGATTCTGTTGCAGTCGTCTTACCAGGATCTCCAGTAAAAAATAAAGCTGATGTTTGAGTTCCTGCATAACCAGCCGATCCTCTACCAGTATTTAAATTACCACCAGTAACCCATGCACCTACAGAAATTCCTGCGTTCCATTCTTCGGTTGATGTTGTATAAGGACTTCCGCCAAATACTATGGCAGTTGTTGATGATCCCGTCCCTGCTAAAACATTTCTACCTCGATTTAAATCATCTGTTTCAGTCCAAGTAACCCCATCCCAAGATTCTGTCTGAGCATTTATTGCTGTCCCTTCTCCACCTACAGCTAAACCTGCAGTATTATCTACTCCAGCTCCTGTAAGTAATCTTCTTACTAGATTTAAATCATTTACTTCTGCCCAGTTAGTTCCGTTCCATAACTCTGTGCTTGCAACATTACCTGGTGGAGCTTGACCTCCAAAATTTAAAGCTGATGTACTAATTCCAAAATTTCCTGCCTGTTTTCTAGCAGTGTTTAAATCATTTACTTCTGTCCAGTTAGTTCCATTCCAAAGTTCAGTGACTGCTGTTTTAGTTGGTCCACCTCCCATAGCTAAACCTGTTGTATTATCTGCTCCACTATTACCGCTACCAATTTCTCTTCCAGTGTTTAAATCGTTTACTTCTGTCCAGTTTGTTCCGTTCCAAGATTCGGTTAAAGCACTATTTCCTGGTCCTCCGCCAAAACCTAATGCAGATGTTTGAGTTCCTGAACTACCTATATATCTTCTAGCAGTATTTAAGTCATTAAGTTCTGTCCAAGTTGATCCATCATAAGATTCTGTTATTGCTACTGGTGATGTAGACGTTACGCCAGCAAATGCTAAAGCAGCTGTTTGATTTCCAGTTCCTCCTTCAGCAGCTCTAGCAGTATTTAAATTACCACCAGTTGACCAAGCGTTACCAACAACTTGTTGATAGCCTTTTAATTTTTGAGTTGTAGTATTATACCAAACTTCTCCTGCTACAGGATTTGATGGGTCTGATGATAATACTTGTATATCTGTTCCAATATTTTCTTTATATGTTGCCATTATTCTATATTCTCCGATAACGTTCCGTCACCATACCATTCTTCGGTTGCTGCTGTACTGGGATTTCCACCAAATGCTAAAGCTGCGGGTTGTGTTCCAGCTCCAGCTAATTGATCTCTTCCAGAGTTTAAATTATTTTCATTAGCCCAGTTAGTTCCATTCCAAGACTCAGTAGCTGATGTATGGGTAGTTCCACCAAATCCTAAAGCAGCTGTTTGAGTTCCAGCTGCGCCCATTTGATCTCTTCCATAGTTCAAATCATTAACTTCTGTCCAGTTAGTTCCATTCCAAGATTCTGTATTTCCCGGAGTTGCAGTTCCTCCAAAAGCCAATGCAGCAGGAGTTGTTCCTACCTCTCCAAGTCCACCTCGGGCATTATTTAAATCGTTTACTTCAGTCCAGTTAGTTCCATTCCAAGTTTCTGTTACAGCTAAATTTCCTGCACCAGGAGCTACGCCCTGTCCACCAGAAGCTAAAGCAGCTGTTGACGTTCCAGCTCCTCCTAAAATTCGTCTAGCAGCATTTAAATCGTTTACTTCAGTCCAGTTAGTTCCATTATAAGACTCTGTAACTGCTGTTTGTGATGCGGTTGAAGTTTCTCCACCAAATGCTAAACCAGCTGTATTGTCTGCTGCTGCTCCAGCTAATTGTCTTCTCCCTGTGTTTAAATCATTTACTTCAGCCCAAGCAGTTCCATTATAAATTTCAGTTCGAGCGCTATCACCATTACCACCAAATGCTAAAGCAGAATCTCTTGTCCCTGCTCCTGCTAATTGGTATATTGCTGTATTTAAACTCCCGCCACTAGCCCAGACACCTTGTGTAAGATTAGAATTCCATTCTTCAGTATTGGGTACTCCAGGCCAACCCGAAGGGGTTTGCCCACTTATAGCTAGAGAACTGATACTACCCTTACCTGCACCCCCTAAACTGTCTCTTGCCACACTTAAATCTGAAACCTCAGTCCACGCGGAGCCATTCCATGATTCTGTTATTGCTGTTGTAGAAGGAGGAGAAGGATCTCCACCAAAAACTAAAGTCGATCCTATTGTTCCACCACCTGCAAGTGCAGCTCGGGCAGTATTTAAATCTCCAACTTCGGTCCAATTAGTTCCATTCCATTGTTCTGTTAAAGCTAATAAACCTGGTCCACCTACTCCAGCAGAAGCTAATGCAGCTGTTTGAACTCCTGTCATTGCAAAAGCTCCTTTACCTTCATTTAAATTATTTACTTCAGTCCAATTAGTTCCATTCCAACTTTCTGTGTCTGCCGTATAACCTGGAGAAGGAGTATTTCCACCAGCAGCTATTGCTGCTGTGTTATCCGCAGCAGTTCCTTGTAAATCACGTCTTGCTGTATTTAAGTTGTTAACTTCTGTCCAATTTGATCCATTCCAAGTTTCAGTGTTAGCAAGATTAGTTGTAGTATAACCACCAGCAGCTACTGCTGATGTGTTTATTCCGCCGACATTACAGGCTCTTCTACTAGTATTTAAATCATTAACTTCAGTCCAACTACTTCCATTATAGGATTCAGTATTACCTACA